GTAAATTACTCCTAGCATTGCTAGGGCGAACCCTAGCAATATCATAATTATTCTTGCAACAACTTCACTCATGTTCTTATCCTTGCCTCTCCGACAGCCATTCTCCAACCATCGTTATCTAAATCCCAGTACACTAAACATGGCACACCATTTTTAGATACAAAAGATTTTCCTTTCGTTCCGTCAGGTTTATCATACTGACCTTTCCTAGTGATAAACTTTTCGTGTTTCTTTGCGTAGTAAGTTATATAAAACATTTTGTCCTTTCTGTTATTCATAGTAGGGATTATATGGGATAATCCCTACCATGTCAAGTGTTAATTTACACTTTGTTTTTCATATTCTAACCTTGCCTTAATTTTATCTGCTCTCGATACATTTTTGTTTTTCATACCTTTGATTAGATTAGCTAGGTTACTTGGATTATAAATTGTTAAACCAGTAGAATTAGTTTTAATTAATTCTGCCTCATCAACATGAATACCAAGTTCAGTTGCTAACTCGATACCCTCGCTTAGATATCTGTATGCTTTCAATCCGACTTTTAATTGTTCGAATTGTTTTTGCAAACTATCAATCCAAGTTTGGTGAGTTGATACAACATTAGCTTTCGCTTGTCGCCATGCTAAAAAGATAGTGTACTCATCTTTAGTACAAGCTATCGCTCTACTTCTACAATGGCTAGTTCCAATCACGTCAAGATAAAATGGTTCGTTATAACTTTTAGTCAAAGCTATATCGTTCTCACCCGCTCTATGATAACCGCTTGACCTACCAAGAAACTTATCATTCGCCTCAACGTGTTTCTGTTTGTGTGGGTTGTTGTCCTTACCCTTTTGTTGGGCTAGAATGTCTGGGTTCAATCCCTCAGCTTTTAACTCCTCACGATAATAAGCGTGGGCAAATTGTTGGCTATCTTCGCGGTCGCCATACTCATTACCATTTAGATTGCCATACAATCCAAAGTCAAAATGAGATGAAGTATCTTCATCATCTTCACTTTCTTTATCTTCGGAGTGTGCGAAGTAAAAGCATTTATCTTTAGCAACAACATCACACGGGTCGCCATACTTTTTCTTGAAGTGTTGTAGAGTATTTACATCTTCAGTTGGGTATGACCTTTCCACCACTTGCTTTGCAAGTGCGTGTGCTGTCGTTTGCATTTTATTAAAAAGCTCTCGACTTTCCATAAATGCTTGACGCTCTTGAGTATCTTCTTTTTCAAAGACATCTTTAATTTTATTAAAGAGCTTGTTTCGATACTCGGTGTTCATACGTATTTTTGACATTATGTCCTTTCTGTTAGTGTTTATAATTATCCCATAATATCCCTTGACAAAGAGTTTGTCAATGATTATATTGAGTTAGGAATAGAGAAAATTGTATTAACAAAAACTCTCTAGTCCTTTCGGCCAAAGGCAATGTCAAGGACAACCCTTAAGTGCATTGCCCTTGAGCCCTGATCCAATAGACAGGCA